GACCATCACGGAATCCCACAGTAAATTGCGAGTTTGTGTTTACGCGACAGGCATAAATATCCGAAATCGTTACGCCAGCAAAGCATCGGTTGATCGTCACCGCTTCCGCGCTGAGAAGATCAACTCGTCCGATGGCGACATTGGACATCGAGACAGCGGGGACCGTTCCCGAAACAAACAAACGCTGACCAAAAGAACTATTTTCGGCGATAATAGAATAGATGTTTGTTGTAAACTGCGTGAACCAGTTACACGAAACAAACTTAAAAACTGCCGCACCAAAGCCTGCATCCAAACCGAACCGGCCAGAATTGGTAACGCTACTGGACGGCAAAATGTTTAAATCGTAGTTTGGCGTAACCCCATCAGCCGAACTCATCAAGATATTCGGAATCCGGACTCGACACCCGGATGGCGGCTTGTACCCGCTGTTTACTGCTCCACGCAGCGCCAGCGTAATCACACCGCCCGATGTGCAACCGAAGTAAGTGCCTCGCTTGTCGGCGGTTTCAATGGTCGATGCGACAGACCATTGGTCGCCCGCGCACAGCCATTTCTCAAAGACACCAGAGCTTGCCGCGGTTTCAACCCAGATCGCAGGGCAAACATCGCTTACAGGGTATTGAAGCGTTTGGTTGTCGGTGCCATCGGTCAACCCGATTTCGTACCAATCGCCATTTGTTTCAAATAATCCCAACCGACCGCCAGTAATCCGAGATCCGCTGGTCGCTGGAGTCGTATGCCCGCGCCCCACGACATGAATCCAAGACCGCTTGCCAGCGCTGCTTGCGGTGATGGTCGCGCCGCCCGGCAAGGTGATCGTCTCGCCGCTCTGAAAATTGCCCGTCTTCGAGCGCAGCTTGATGTAGCCGGTGGCAGGCATCGCACCGCCAGCGGCGGCAGGCGTAAGGGAGCCGGTGACCCACACGCGGGTCAGCTCGCCCGTAGCGCCTGAAGTGCCTCCGGTGACTCCGTTGCTGCCCAGCGCCGCTTGAGTCGGCACGTTGCCGGTGGACGCGGAGAACGGAACTTCCCAGACCTGAGTGCCGTCGATGAAGACGCTTCCGCCCAACGTCGTGCTGATAGCCAGCGTGCCAATGACGGCCGCCTGCTGGTTCCACCGCATGTCGGCGTCGATGATGAGCCGGCCACCGTTGACGCTGATCTGCTCGCCGTTGAGCAAGCCACCAATCGAGGCGTCGTCGTAGTTGACGGTGGTGGTGATGGTCTGGTTGGCCATGCCGATTACTCGGTCTCAATCCTCGAAATCTGCCCACGTTCGCGCACGATGCGTTTGGGCTTGTTCAATGCTTCCATTGCCTTCTCAGTGTTCTTGGCACTAACCGCCGCAAACTCGGTCACGGCATCACCCATGCGATTGATCGCGCTACCGATGACTTCGGCACTTTGACCCAATCCGGCGATGGCTTGCTGAACGGCTTGCGAGACTTGAACAAGGTTCTCATTATTGTTCTTTTCGGCGGCTTTCCGAACCTCGTTAAGCGCACGTTCGAGCATCTTGTTTTCGTCTTCGAGTTTGACAGCGTTTGCCGCTTGCTGCGCCAGTTCGTCGTCCTGACCGTTGATCTTCGAGAGCGTTTCGACAGTGCGGGCCTTGGTGAACTCCGTCTCGGCGATTGTCTTAACGGCGTCAGCTTGCGCCTTCTGCGCTTCAGCCAATGCCTTCTGCGCCGCAGCTTCCACGAACACGGCATTCGGGTCAGGTTGCGCATTCTGCGCCGCCACTTCCGCCGCCTTGATGTCTTCTTCGTTAGGCGGCAACACCCCAAACTCGACAAGTTTCTTGCGGAAGTACTCCCGCGCGTCCGCCAGACCCTCGCCCTCCATGTTCAAAATGATCATGGCCTGCAGAACAGCCTGAGTCTGTGGATCTTGAGTGACCGCAGCAAGGTTCGTCAACGAGGTGACTACCGCCTCGCGCTGCGACCGGAACGATGGGCCGACATCGACGGCAACGTCAAAGTGCGCGGTGCTCAGGTCAGATTCGTATTCCAGCTCACCCGACTCACCCATGACAGGCTTCACAAGTTCGATGCTCTCGACTTGGTTCTGCAGGCCAACGCCCTTCATCTTGCGACGCGGCTCGACGTAGAGGTCTTTGGCCATCGACAGCCACACCTCGCCGCACCGCCGAATCGCCTTGGCCATGTTGGACACGTAGATGTAACTCTGCATGTCCAGGCGCTGTTGCACCGCTTCGATAGCGCTGCCCGACACGTTAGCGACGATCTTATCGCCCTGCTCTTGGTTGCCCAGCAGATCGCGGATGTCCTGCTCGGTGATCTGCAGCAGCCCGGCCAGCGCCGGGGGCACCGATGCCGACTTGGTGTAAGCCACCGGCCCGCCGATCTGCGTGTTCCCGTCCGGCCCCGTGACCGGATTGATCAGCAGATAGGGGTAGTTCTTGATGTTGTCCTCGGACCACATCACTTGGTGCCCCGCCACCTGTTCGGGGGTCAGGATCGGCTTCTCGACGCTCGACAGCGCGCTAATCTCGGCCAGCTTCGAGAGCTGCATGTTCTTGAGCCGTTGCGCGTCCTTGGCCGTGCGAACGTGCCCCGAGCACCGCTCGATGTTGTCGATGAACCAGCGCTTGCCGTAGAACGGGATTACCGGGATGCACTTGCCCGCGATGTACCCGGCATCCTCCAGCACCTTGCCGCCCGACATGATGTACTTGCGCACCCGGTCACGCTTGATCTTGCGCTGACGCACCTCAACGGTGCCCACGGCCTCCAGTGCGGCGCGAGTGTCATCGTCCAGTTCGCTCTCAAGATACTTCTCTTCGCTGCCGTCGATGGTCTCGAAGATGTGCAGCGTCTCGGTGACGTGCTCCTTGCGATAGAACTCGGCGACGTACACCACGTCGGGCGTCTGCCAGTCAAATTCGGACTGGTGGATGATCTTCGGCCACGAGGCCGGGTCGTCGTTCCACTCGCGCATGTACGACGCCCGCGTCATGCTAGTCAGCACGAAGCAGTGCCGAGCGTCCGACTTGTCTTGACGCTTGGCGTTTAGGTCAAAGAACACCGACGAGTCAGCGTCAAAGATCGGCTCGATCCTGATACGCTGATACTCATTGTCTGGGTCTTCCTCGTCCTCGTACTCGGCTCGCAGACGCCATGCGCCGAAGCCACCAGCCACGCCCTCCTCAAAGGCGTTGTCGTATGCCTCCTCGGCGCACGAGTCCTGCTCGTCGGCTCGATAGAGCTTGTCGCAGATGTCGGCCAGGTTTCGATTCTTCGACCCGTCCTTCGAGATGAAGTTGACCGAAATGCGGTTGTTCCGATACTCGGAGTAAATCCGCTGCACGGCCAGGGCGATCTTATTGACCTCCAAGCGAGGCTTGTTCTCGTACTGGTAGAACAGCGGCCCTTCCCACTGCGCCCCGGCGATAGAGTAAAAGCGCCGGTCCTGTAGACACTGCAGACGCTCGTCGCGCAGCGCGGTCTGAATCTTGTCGAACTCCGCCAGCGCCTCCTGGTGGACGTCGTTCATGCGCTGCTGGTTCGATGGGCGGGCCATAAGAATGTCCTATCGTGTCGCGTTCCAATAGTTTACCGTCGGCATCACCACGCGCGAGTGCGACGGACTGCGCTGGTTGAGCACCGGGTCGTCAGTGCCGAGAGGAAACGCGAACGTGACGGCCAGGGCGTCAGCGGCGTCGGGCGAGGCAAGACCACGGGCCTTCATCTCCTTCTTGCTCTCAAGAAAGATCGCCCCGGCGCTGTTCGGCTTGACGCGCGGGCCAGTCAGGTCGTCTTGCAGACGCTTGTCGCGGGGTAGCGACGCCGTGGAGAGCCAGTCCTTTAGCGCGCCCCATATCTCCGCGCGCTTGTTGCCGTACATCGCCGGCCTGCTCGACTTCCAACCGAAGTTGACCCCGCGCACCTTGTAACGCTGCTCCTTGAGTCTGTCAAGCACCCCGGCGCCCAGACCACCTTCGTCCACGACCGTCAGCGTCGGCCGGTACTCCTCGATGGTGTTGATCACGTGTCCCACGACTGTCATCGTGTCGTCGCCCTTGTAGCGACGCAGCGCGAGCACTTCACGCCCCCGACGAACCGCGATCACCGTGCTGTCGGCCCCGCTGCGCGCCGGGTCCACGCCGACGACGATGGGTGCGCTGTTGTCCGGCACCGCCTGACGCTGCATCGCCTTCTCGACCCTCTGCACGTCGATGAACTGGTCATCCCCCGTTGTGGGGAACTGACCGTACACCTCGATGCGCGCCTCCCGGCTGTCCTCACCGTGCTCCGCGATGATCTGGTCGTACACCGCCTTGTCGGTGCCCTCGACCGTGCGAGCGTCGATCTGCCGCGTCTGCCAGAAGTCACGCCTGGACGTGAAGCACTCGTAGAAGTACCCGCTCGGCCGGCGAGGGTTGCTAAACGCCATCCAGTACCTATCGACGATGGGCTCCGTGAAGAA